TGCTATCACCGGCCTTGGCCACGTTCGCCATCTTGTCGCTGACGGACTCGCCGTCATCGTGCGAGACCGACCCGTCAGCGTGCTGCCAGCCGTTCATCTCGTCGTACACGACCGGCGTGCCGCACGGGCAGGTGGCCTCGTCGCCTTCAGCCGGCCTTCCGCAGCCGAGCGCGGCCATCACGGCGTCGATGTCGGCCAGCAGTTCGGGGCGCGTCGCGGCGTTACCGGGCAGGTCGGCCGGATTCCACCAGGCGATGGCTTCCGCCTGGTCCCCGTCCGGGTCGTCCGGGTTCGGGATGACCGCGCCGCCCCGGACCGGCACCGACGCTTCGCTGTCCGTCGTCCACACGATGCCCTGGTAGATGCCGTTTGCACTCGTCCAGGTGCCTGTCTGGGAACCAGGAGGTGCCGGACACCCCGTCTCCTCGCAGAACTCACGCCAAGCGGCCTGCATCGGCGTCTCGGCGTTATCGAGGTGACCGCCGGGGAATTCCCACGTGCCCGCTGCCGGGTCGTCGGGGTCCATGGCTCGCTGCAGCATCAGCACGCGGCCGGTGTCCGCGGCGAGCACGGCCAAGCCTGCGACGGCCACCTCTCCCGCGGCCTTCCGGACAGCAAGCCGTCCGCCGTCGTTGAGGTTGTGCGCCTGCACCGCAGGGATCGCGCGGAATGTGAAGTCGCGCCACTCACCGGACTTGCGCCGGGCACGCTCGAACCTGCGGAACGCGGCGAACTCGGACTTCACCGTGGCAGTGCGCGCCGCTTCCTCGTCCTCGGTGACGACATAGTCCGGGGTGATGACCTTCGGCTTGTCGTCGTCATCGCGGATCAGCGGGTTGCCGTAGATGCCGGTGTCGCTGGTGATCCCCGGCGCGCCTTCGCCTTCCTTGGTGACGACCCCCGGCTGCTGCGGTCCTGCTGGCGGCAGCGCCTTCGGGCCATACTCCTGCTCGGCCAGCGGCTCGCCGATTAGCGGCGGGGACGTGACGACACCCTCGACCACCGTGAACGCCGTATGCGGCAGCGCGGCCCCCGGCTCCGGGGCGGCAGTCTGGGAGTCCACCGGACCAGCCACCGAGGCCAGCGAGATCAGCGGGATCGGGCCGGCGCGCTCGGAGAAGAACACCCGCGGGACCGGGGTGCTGTCGGTCAGCCCGTAGCGCATCTCCCGGATCTCGGACGACGACACCACCGCGCGATCCATGTACGCCTGATCAGCCTGCGCCTGCGCGAGCTGGTCGACCTGCTCCTCGCCGCGGTCGAACTCGATCTTCAGCGGGAGTCCCAGGTCGTCGTACAGGAACGCGGAGATGATGCCCTCGACGTGCTCCATCAGCGGCAGGTCGCCGACACGGTGCTGCACGTCGGCCTGGGATTCGCCCGAACTGCGGTTCACGTTCTCCGTGAAGCCGAGGTCAGCGGGGACCACGTGGAACGCCGAGCAGGTCTTCCGCATCATGTACAGCGGGAAGCCGTCCGAGAATTCCTTCTCGTTCGACCACTCGAACTTGCTGCCGGACGGCATCCACTTGATCTGGTGCTTGCCTGCCTGGTTCCCGGCCATCATCGCGTCCCAGTAAAGCTGGAACGCCTCGATCTGGTTCGGGGACCACGAGTCAGGCGCGGCGGCGAACGCGGCGGGCAGGTTGCCTTCGGTGAAGGTCTGCAAGAAGTACAGCTGGAACCGCAGGTCGGTGTTCGCGTTGAGGAGAATCGACTCGATCGGCGCCTTGCCGTACGGCGATTTGTTGTGCAGCCGGAACGGCTCGTAGATGATGTCGTCGCGGGTCAGCCAGTTCCACGGCAGGCCCTGCACGTACTGGACGTAAGCTTCCGGCTTCGGCTCGCCCTCCGGCGCGTCCGGGGAGTCGCCCCAGTAGTCGAGCAGCGGCGCGATGGTGCTGCCGTCGACCGTCTTGAGCCCGATGCACCGGCCGCCGCGGTTCCGCATCCGGTACAGCGTCCCGGCGTCGTAGGCCAGGATGTCGTACAGGTACGCGCCGAGCCACGTCTTGAAGAAGTGCTTGCGGTCCGGCTTCCGCAGCGCCGCGATCCCGAGCGGAACGGCGTCAGTGACGTCGCCGTTGTAGTGATCGGCGGCGAGCAGCTTCCACTTCAGCGACCGGATGGAGTCGATGCGGTGCCAGATGCAGATCTCGGCGACGTCGTAGGCGCCGATCAGGCCGGTCAGCGTGTCGAACGACACCCGCTCGTGCGTGCGGGGCCGGGTCGAGATGTTGGTGCCGGTGACGAAGTCGTGGGTCCGCGGCATCCGGTCGTAGCCGTCGAACGGCCCTATGGGCGCGCCGGGGCCGAGGGGACTCGCCGGGGTCATCTGCGAAGCGATCTCGCCCTGCCGGAAGGACTCCGGGGTGCCGGGGCCGAAGACCTTGGCCACCCGGGTCAGCCCGTCAGCGATGCGAGTCCGGACGCCCACGCCCCACCTCGCTAGCTTGGGTCGGGGCAGCGGCGAGGAGGAGGGGCTACCTGCGGCTTTGCGGGATTAGTGCCGGTCAGGTGCCTTTACCGCTGGCGCCGATCCCCGCACCCGCATCCCGGTGACGCACTCGCGAAGAAGCTGGCGGATCTCGTCCGGGGTCAGGGGCGGCTTCGGCGGGATGACGCGCAGGTCGTGCTTCGCGGACAGTGCGACCCACTGTGCCTGGAACACGGCCACCTGCTCATCGGTCCAGTGTTCCGCTGGCGAGACAGGCGCGGAGATGGCTGCCTCCTGGGCGGCTACGCGCTCCTCGATGCCACCGGGCTCCGTTACCGCCATCCTGACCCCTCTCGCTGCTGCTGCCACGCCGCGTTCCTAGCCTGTTTCAGCTGCCCGGCCGGACTGAGGGGCACATCCTCCGGGACGGGCTCCTGTGCGGGCCCTGGGGCCGGTACGGTGCCGTTGGCGCGGGATTCCGGGGCGGTCCCAGGCGGGGCCGCGGCGACTTCCTCGGCCTTCCGCTTCGCCCATGCGATCCATGCCTGCGCGCCGGTCTCGTCCAAGAGCATCTCCGCGAGGGCCTGCGAGGTGCCGTCGACCTGATCGTCATGGGCGGCGTTGGGAAAGCCCGCGCATTCGTCTATGAACGCCTCAGCGTCGAACAAGGCGACATCGGCAGCAGGCAGGAACACGTTCCCGGCCTCGATGAAGGGGGAAACGGCACTAGCCCGCGCGTACTTCGATTCGTGCGGGGTCACCGGGACGAGGCCGGGGATCTTTGCCTTGAGCGAGTCGATGACCGCGGTGCCGTTGGCCTTGTCCTCGATCAGCTTCCGCGACGCCTGCGGCCACCTGGCGACCATGGCCAGGAATGCCGTCAGCGTGTCTGTGAAACTGAGCCGCTTGCGGATCTGGTCGAGCAGGTAGACGTTCGCGCCGCGGCGGCACCACGCCTGGATGACGACGTAGTCGCTGGACTTCGTGTCCTTGAAAGCCGCGTCGACCGAGATGAGCAGTTCGTCGGCTTCGTGGACGAGATAGGCGCCAGGGATGTCGGGGTGCTGGGACCACAGCGGCTCGTGGTAGCGCCGCCACCAGTGCCGCTGCCACACGTTCCCAGCGTCGGGAGACGGGCGACCCTGGTACAGCGCCGCGAACACGCGCGACCCGGCCTGTATCCGGATCTGCTCCCACTCGGCATTGGTGCGGCCACGGGCCGACCGGAGCCACTCGCCGGGCTCGCGGCCGAGCGGGTCGGACTGGCCCTTGGCCGGGTCATGGTCGGCGAGGGCCGGGATGTTGATAACGCGCCAGCGGTGGCCGTCCTCGGCTTCCAGCAGCCGCCCGGCAAGATCATTTTCATGCCAGCGGGTGTTTACCAGGATCGCGGGCGCACCGGGAGCGAGACGCGGAGCGCCGACTGACTGCCACCAGTCCCAGACGCGATCGCGGTAGTACGCGGAACCGGCTTGCTCGGCGTCGGCGAAAGGGTCATCGATGGTGAGCGCTTCGAGCGCACGCCCGGTCAGCCCGGACCCGATGCCCACGGTGACGACGCCGCCGCGGTGCTCGGCGAGCTGCCAGCGTTTCGCCGAGCCGTAGTCGCGGGCGATCCTCAGGCCGATATCAAGGGTGTCATCGGTGCCGTCGTAGCTGCTGATCGTGTTGCGGATCTCGCGGCCGAAGCCCTCGGCGAGAGCCTGGCCGTAGGAGGCGATACCAAGACGCAGGTCAGGATTGCGGGTCAAGGCCCACAGCGAGCCGATCTTGGTAACGCGGCTCGTCTTGCCTTCCTGGGGCGGCATCGAGATGATCTGCCGCGCTCCGCGTGTCGTGTATGCCCAGACCAGCGCGTCATCGATCAGGTCGAGTGCCGGGGTCTGCACGGTCGCGGGGTCGATGGCCCGGGCGAGTTCGCCGGGCGTGTCCCACTGCCGCGCAGTGATGGGCCGGACCGGGTCGATGCGGTCGGCGAGAGACGCGGCGAAGTCGACTGTCATATCCGTCCGATGTCACGCTCTGTCGATAGTTACTGGATAGTACGGGTCTCGGCCCGGCGATCCGGGAGACCTCTAGCGACCGGTGACCCGAATATGGTCACGCAACGCTACGAAGGTGGCGGGCGAGCCGACCGCGGGCGTCGTGCTGCTGCTCAGGCGACAGGCCCATCTCCCGCAAGGTCAGCGCCAGCGCCTCCCCGGTGATCCGCACCTGCTCCGCGGTCACCTTCGCCATGCGGTCCTCGATGTTCAGCTTGGCGATGTCCACCAGGAACTTGCCGCAGCGGTCAAGGGCCCGTTCCCACAGCGCGACCTCGGCGCGGAGCTGCTCGCCGCCCTCGGTCCTGTAGCGCAGCGACGTGAGAGCGTTGACCTGATCGGCGAGGGCGTTCTTCCATGCCACGACCTCGCCGGCGATGTTCGCCAGTTCGGTTAGCGGGTCGTTCACCGGGCTTACACCGATCTGCGCAAGCATCTTCCGGGCCTTGTCCTCAGCCAGCCGCTCGCCGGCCTTAGCCTTGGCCTGAGGTGACCGGCCGCCGCAGGTATCGCACACGAGCTGGCCCCGCATCGCCCACTTGCCGCACGGCTCGCCGTCGGTCTTGTGGCCTGTGCACCTGATCGCCTGACGCTTGCGGGGCAACGGGCACCCCCCATAGGTTCAGCGCTTAGGGGCGGTCCCATAGGTCAATGCCGGCGAGGCCGGTGCGCTCCCGCTGAGGAGCGCTGCCGTTCCAGGTTGCGGCCTGCTCCCGCGCGCAGGGAACCGCTTCGGCCAACCTGGGCGGGGACCCGCACGGTGCGCAGGTCCGGGGACC